ATGGCTCGAAAGCTGAAACCGCTGCATCCGGGTGAAGTTCTGCGGGAAGAGTTTCTGGCGCCGCTCGGCTTGTCGGCAGGCATGCTGGCCAAGGCCTGCGGTCTGCCTCGCACCCGGATCGAGCGCATTGCATCCGAGGATACCGGCGTTAGCGCCGATACCGCCTTGCGGCTGGCCAAGACGCTGGGCACCTCTCCCCAATTCTGGTTGAACCTGCAGACCGACTATGAGGTGGAATTGGCCAAAAGCCAGATCGGCAATGAATTGTCGAAGATCGAACTTTTGAACACCGCGGGGTAATATGCTGACCGCCGTCCCGGCTGCCATTCCGCGCCGAACAGAATGGTGGGCGCGACAGGGATTGAACCTGTGACCCCTCCCGTGTGAAGGGATTACAATACATTGATTTCAAAAGACTTTCGCAAAAATCCGCAGATTTTCCACGAATAGCGATTCTGGCGCCCGTCGCCGCTTCGCTGGTGGATCACCAGTCGGATGTGGCGGCGTCAATGGTGGCCAGCGCAGCGGGTTGTCCCCAGCCCTCCCCTGAGCAGATCGGGCGTCAGCGATGACCAGCACCGGCGCTCTCAACGGTCCACCTCGGACGGTCTGCTGGTTCTCTTGCGGCGCCGCATCGGCCGTCGCGACCAAACTGACCCTTTCCGACCGCCCCGACGCCACGATCGCTTATTGCGAGACCGGCTCGGAGCACCCGGACAACGAGCGCTTCCTTTCGGATTGCGCCCGCTGGTTCGCCGCTCCCATCGAGCGCATCCGCAACGAGAAGTACGAGGACACCTGGCACGTCTGGACCAAGGAGCGGTATCTATCCGGAATAGCCGGCGCCAAATGCACGAAAGTCTTGAAGGTCCAACCGCGGCTCGCCTTCCAGCGGCCGACCGATATCCACATCTTTGGCTACACGGACGACGGCAACGACCGGAAGCGCGCCGAAGCGTTGCGCGCCAACTATCCGGAATTGCGGATTGAGACGCCCCTTATCGATCGGAAGCTGGACAAAGAGGCTTGCCTAGCCTTGATCGGCAAGGCTGGCATCGACCTGCCGCCGATGTACGCGCTGGGATTCCAGAACAACAACTGCATACCGTGCGTGAAGGCGCAGAGCCCGGCCTATTGGGCGCTCGTGCGCCAGCAGTTTCCGGAACAGTTCGAGCGGATGGCCAAGCTCTCGCGCGAACTGAACGTGCGGCTTTGCAAGATCAAAGGCGAGCGCCGGTTCATCGACGAGATCCCACTGAGCCAGATCACGACCGACCCGATCCAACCATCCTGCGACTTCCTCTGTCACTTGGCCGAAATGGAGATGGCATGATCCCCGATTCACGAGAACGCGGAGAATGGCGGCCCACCCCGTCACTCCTTTTCTGGAAGCCTGCTTGGCGGAGGCCAATCTATGCGCACGCGCAGCTTGGCGGTGGCATCGATGAGTGGGAATACGCAGACGCGCCGCGTGAGCATCGCTGATTACGAGTTATCGCACTAGGAGAGAAGCCGGAATGACCAGCGAACAATTCTGGATACGCGCGATCCTGATCATGGCCGTGCTCAGTATCCCAGCCTTCATCATCGCCGCCAATTTTGCATTTGTAGCGGTGCTCATCGAATTCGCAAAGAGGCCCTGAGGAGCAGTCATGCCTGTAACAACATATCTATCCGATCAGGACGTTCGCTCTTGGCAGTTGGTGCCGGAAGACAAGGATTGTGACGAGTTGTTGCAGGATCTGCGCCGACAGACCGGCAAAAACTGGCTGATCAGCGTCCATAACCATCCGAAGTGGAAGCTGGCATGGCATCGCCTTTGGCCGGTCAAGACCGAAGAGATTTTCAAGGCTTACACGCTCTATGCCGATTGCCATGGCGAATGGCAGATCATCAATTTAGTGACGCCTTCAGGCGGATCGGTGTTCGGGGCATCGTGTCGCGAAGACGTGATGAACTTCATGTTGGGCTATCTCGCCGGCATCCACCACGTGCGCAAGCAAGCGCAATGACTGACACTTTCAGTAACGAGAGGTCAACATGGCACAGAAAAACAACATTTCCGGCTATTCTCTTTTCGAGATTTGCAAGGACGATGAGCACTTTCAACTCAAAGCCGGCGACATCGTTCTTGGCTGCACGTACCAATACGACCCAGGCAAGACCAGCGTCGCGTTTCGAATATCCGATGGCTTTAAGCCCGGCTGCAACCAATACAATAACAACGTGCGAAGATTGTCGACCTTAGAGGCCGAACGGGCTCTTTGGCGCTGACCAGCGGAAAGCGAAGCACATGAATTGCGAGAAGTGCAGGAACTCAGACTATGTGCAGGCGCCGGCCACCAATTCGTGGTGCGTCTATTTCGAGAAGACGGGGCGTTCTCACTACAACGTGCTCGTGCCGTGCCCGGCCTGCGGCGGCGTGAGCGGCAGAGCGAATCGAGAGAGAATGCTGAAGCGGCTGGCCGAGCGCAAAGCCGCTGGCGACATCCCTCTAGCGCGCTGAATTTCAGTCACCGAACCACAGACGCAGGAGATGCGAGATGGGCGACGGCAAGTTTCATTGGTACTACGGCATCGGCAAAGAGCCGGAGACTTACCACGGCAAATGCAGCAGCCTCGGTGAAGCTGTCGCGCAAGCGCTGTCGGAAGACGGCAAAGAACACGGCTTCACCGTCGTGGAAGCCGACCGCTCTGTCGCCAGTGATAATATTTTCGACGCAGACAGCGTATTGGAACAGTACGAGGAGCACAACGAACTGTGCTGGGGCGAGGATGGCCCGGAGATCGAAGCGACGAGCCAGCAGCGCGCCGACCTTGAGCAGATGCTCGCAGCAGCTCTCTCTGCTTGGTTTGAGAAACACGGCAATCGTCCGACGCCATGGGCATTTGGCACGATGCGGAACCAAAAATATTACCCGCCGCATTCCGCCGTTTCTGCCGCCTAGTCCACATACGTGTCGTCACCGATGGAGCCGACGATGGCCAGCGGAATCATAGAGACCCCGGAAGACGATGTTTTCCTTAATGAGGATGACTTCGACGAGGAGGATTACTGCGACCACGACGACTATGACGCTGACATTCTGACCGGTCGTGCCATGTGCCATCGCTGTGGCCACGCCTGGTGGCAGACCTCGGAGGAAATTGAGCGAGAAGCCAAGCACCAAGCCGCTTATCAGGAATGGGTTGCCGAGCAGGAGCGGCCGTGGAACCGCTTCAAGGAATGGCTAAGCAGATTCCGGCCACGCTTCCGCAGGCGCTCCAGCGCTACTATTCAAGACGACGAAATCCCGTTCTGACATTCAGTTACAGGCCGTATGCACATGATTGATTATCAGCAATTGGCGGATCGGATTGAACGCGGCGAGATCAAGGCGCTATCGATCAAGCAGCCTTACCCGCATCATATCTTCCACGACGGCAAGGATGTCGAGAACCGAGATTGGCCGACACGCGGCCGGGGCTGGTTCATCGTTCATGCCGGGGTCAGCAAATCGGAGCTGGATATGGATGACGAGCGGGATGCCAGTTTGCCGCGAGGCGGCGTTGTCGGCATGGCCCGCATCGTCGACTGCGTCGACAAGATGGAAAGCCGCTGGTTTTTCGGCAAGTTCGGCTTTGTCCTATCGGACGCCTTTGCCATCCCGCTGGTGCCGGTTAAAGGCGCCCTTGGCTTTTTTGCGCTGCCACCAGACGTCAACCGGCAAGTTGCGGACGCCGTGCGCGCAGTCATCACATCAGGGGACCTGAAATGACCAGCGAAGACAAATTCGACGCGTGGATAAGAGAGTTCGAGGAAGACGTCATTCAGGGCGAATACGGATATGAGCCTGGCGAGTTCACCGTTTATCCTGACCACTGGCGCCCGATGTTTAACGCGGGGCTGACGCCGCAGGCTGCGTTTAAAAAGGCGCTTGATGCCTATGGCGAAAAGCGGCGCGAAGAAGATCGGGAGCGCCAAGCTAATTGGGAGCGTATCCAGCGCGAAGATGCAGAAGCGATCGCGCGACACCAGTCCGCAGATACCTGATTATGGAGCGACAGATGGATGAATTGTTGCACAAGCTACGGAACCCAGACTGGCTCGGTGACTTCGAAAGCGTTTCGCCAGAGGTAGCGGAGCAGGCCGCCGATGAGATCGAGCGGCTGCGGGCGGCGCTGAAGCCGTTTGCGTATTATTACGACCTAAACGATTGCCAAGATCGCCGGCCGAACGACACGCTCGAAGTTCCGATTTATGATCTTAGTGAAGCGAAGAAGGCGCTCGGTGATGAGCAGACAGCGCCACAGAAGGAGGCTTAGATGGCCGAGCCGCTATTTGTTTCTTTCTTCGGCAACAAGAATGGCGCCCAAGCCCGCGGCTGGGTGGTTCTGGAATGCGATGACAAAATCTCGACAGGCGCGCGTGTCGAGGATCTTTGCCGGCAAATCGAGATTGCTCGGGGCTACGACACCGGCACTTTAGTGATCGGAAACTTTCGGCGCCTCGAAACAGACAGTTCGGATCAGTGATAAGCGAACAGCGCATGACATGCCCCAAGGGAAAGTTTCAGTTCGAAACAATAGAAGCCGCAGAGACTGCGCGCCGGAAGCTATCGCAGCGGTCCTATCGGGATGGTCGAAAGCTCCTTCATGAAACTGGACAAAAGCCTCAGCGAGTAAAGACGAGGACTTACATCTGCCCGGAATGTGGCAAGTGGCATGTCGGACGGGGCGCTAAGGGTAATGACGCTAGCTGGCAGAAACGCAAAGTTTTTGTAATCGATACTCCCAACTAATGCAGCGATAGAACAGCGAGAAATAAATGGCTTACGATCAGCAGTTAGCGGACGCTTACAGGGTCATTGATGACATTGCCGAGGCGTTGGGCTGTGCAGCTGATAACGAGGTCATCTTGGCACAGATCGACCGCTTTAAATTCTGCACGAAGGAACTCGCAGACGATCTAGAGGCTGAGATCCGGGCAACTTACGGATGCCACGATGGCGACCCTCGCCAAGAATGGAAGCGAAAGTTTGAGCGAGATATGGCGCCTGTGCAGCGAGCGAGAGCCTTGCTCGCTGATGGGCAAACATCGCAGGACAAATAACTATGGGGCCGCGTGAACCCGCGAAGGCGGATGTAGGTCTGGCACTTGCTAGTCAGGGTATAGATCCCTCGCGGCCCCGCCAGCAATCAGGGAGGAAGGAATGAGCGGGTCAATGTACCACGTTTCTCTGGAAGATTATGCCCGAGATATGGCGGATAACTCATCGCGGGCGGCCGAAATTATCGCCACGCTTAAGGCGGAGAAACTTGCGCTTTCGAAGATGCTTGCGCACGTCGTCCTAGCTGCCGGAGGCAAGGTCAAAGTCTCCGCCGAACAGCTGGCTGATCTTTCGCTCGTTAAGGTTACAGTCTGGGTTGACCCGGCTGATGACAGCCGGACTTTAGAAGCGTCCCGATGACTGACACATTCAGTGACACGAGAACTGCGCCGCCTTGACGTCCGCGCCGGCGCGGCGAACACGCGCTCGAAACAAAAAAGGCCCGCCACTTTCATGGCGGGCCAACGTGGGACGATGAGTCGTCTTTTCTTGTCCGAACGCCTCGCTCAGCTGCGCTGATTAGAAGCGGTAGTTCAAGCCGGCGCGGACCGTGTGAAGATCGATGCTGGCATCAGATCTCACTGAACCTGCTCCGCCGAAGTTGAAGGCGTAGTTGTCACCATCGAAGCTGAAGTACAGGTACTCCGCCTTTACCGACCACGAGCCCGCCAAGGCCCATTCAATACCAGCGCCAACGGTGTAGCCCGAAAGTGTCTTGGATGAATCCTGGACGAATGCTGGCGCAAGCGGCGCGGCGAAAGTGCCAGGCTGCACTGTCAAGGTGGTGCTGCTTTTCCCGTAGGCATAACCGCCAGTTACATAGGGGAGCACGCTGCCGAAGCTGTAGCCGAGGCGGCCACGAACAGTACCGAACGATTTGATCTTGGAGTCCGTCTCATAGCCGGGGCCGGCAGCAGAAGCGAGGAAGCTGTCCGAGCCTTTGATCGACGCGAACTGATAATCGGCTTCGATACCCCAAACCACGGCTCCGGTCTGGTAGTTGTAGCCCACCTGAAAGCCGCCAAAGCCACCGTCTAGATCGAAGCTTCGGTCTGCACCGGTAAAGGTCGGGCCAGGAGCGGCGCCAAGGAAGCCGGGCGGGAGGCCGAACAGCGGGCCAGTGGTCGTCGTCGAGTTGCCTGAGGTGTCGGCGCTACCCCAAGCGTAACCGCCGTTGCCGCCGATGTAGAAGCCAGTCCAGGTCTGAACCGGCATGGGCGCCATAACCGGCGCTTTGTTGTATTGGCGCGCTGGCAGGTCAGCTGCAGATGCGACCGTGGTGAGAGCCGCGATACTTGCGCCTGCGATGAAAAGCTTCTGGTACACTTTGTCCCCCCGGTAAGGTTGTGCCTCAATACAGCAACTTGGGGCTTCAAAAGTCAACCTGCGGGTGACACTCTTTCCGGACGTGTGGCATAAAGACAACTCTCGATCGATTGACTTCAAGTGTGTTTCAGGAGCTGCGCAATGCGAATCGGGAGTGGAGCTAATTTCGCTTCGTGCCGCTGCGGTTGAGGAGCTCGGCTGCCAGTCGCTCCTTCACCTCCCGCTCCACCCTCGCCTCGTGCGAATATTCCTGCAGATGCTTTTCGATGGCTTCCATGGCATCGGCAGCCCGACACGCATGGCCGCTTAAATCCTCAACCGCATCCGACAGTTTCCGGATCGGGTTCATGTCGACCATGCCCGCGCCGGTCAAGATGATGTCGTTGTTTTGAGCGGGCGCCGGCTTCTTCTTCTGATTGTAGCCGACAAACATGCCGATCCCGGCCAAGATCGCGAAGATGGCGTAAGCCAGATATTGAAACACTGGCGGAAGATCAGACACCTGCATTCTTTGAGGCCTCGTCAGCATCCCGCGCGTCGCCAGCAGCCCGATAGGCATTGTACATATCGAGCAGCAGCAGCACCGGGTAAACGGCAAGACCGGTCGTCGGCACGTTCGCTTGTAGGATTCCAAAGGAGATGGTGAACCAGAACGCGCACGAGAAGAACGACATCAGAGAGCGGACATGAGGCGAGAACCGGAATGACGGGAACGTGCCGTTCACGAACAGCGCCACGAACCTGATTCCTCCCATGAGGAAACAGGCCCAGCCCCAAACCGGCTCACTCGCCCATTTGGCCATTTCCACGAAGGCAGATGAGGTGCCAAAGACGCTTCCCGGAAGCATCAATGTCCAGCCCCAATTCAGGAGCACGAGCGACAAGGCCCATTCGCTGGCGCGCGCCGGGAAGTGATCTGTGATGCCTCTGGCAACCCTGACAACGATCATCAACCGGGGCTTCCGCTGCGGTTCATCCACGCAAGCTCTTCCTCGAGCGTCATGACCCGCTTCTTGGCGATCATCTGAGCGGCTGCCGCCTCGGCTTCCGGCTGCGTCTTTCCCTCAGCCATCAGGTTCTTGATGACACGGGAGACCGCTTTGGTGGCCTCATCGATCTCCGGCGAGTTCGAGAGAATACGAGCGGTCGAAATGCCCAATATCTTCTCCGGCAGAAGCCAGAGAAGAATTGGATACATCCATTTGGGGATGCTGTTCAGCATGCCTTTTGCGCCTGCTTCACGGCGTTGGCGACGGTCGAGAAGTAATTGCCTACAACATCGTCCGTCAGCAGCGCGCGGTTCTGGCAGATCGCGATGACGCCCGCCTTCAGCTTCGACACCTTGGCGACGCAGGCTTCGCTCTTGGTGGCGGCCTCAGCCTCCGCAATGCCGAGAGCGTTGCAGCCAACCGCAATGCCTTCCCTGACCTCAGCCAGCGAGGTGCGCACCTGCGCCATGATCTGGGCAGCGCGCGCCAGCGCCTCTGCGATAGAGTTGCAGCCGCCGAGCACCGGCGCCAGCATCAGGACAGCAACGATGGGAATGATCTTCCGCATAATCAGCCCTCCCGCTTGCCGGTAGCGGCGCTGACAGTCGGAATATCGACGCGAGCGGCCGTCGCCGCCGGCACCGTCTTCGTGTCCCACTTGACGTAAATGCCCCAGGCCCACGTGAGGCCCGTGATAATGAGGCCGGCAATCTGCTCGATCTCGGGGCCACCGATGCAGCCGTTGCAAATTCGGCCCGCCAAGGCGACGCCGATCGCAATCAGCAAATAGCGCAAGTTCTGCCAAACCAAGTCCATTGGCTCACACCTTCGATTTTGAGGATTGCCCGGTGCCGCCGAGCGCGGATTACAGTTTCGCGATTTCCGCGATGACGCGGTTCTGCACGCTCGGCTCGTCGTCCATGTATCCGTGCGTCTGACGAACCGGGATGTCGAAAACGCCAGCGCGAGGCCTCAGAGCGCCTTGCCCAAGACCGCCGACAGTATTGCGGAAGCCGTAGGCCGTTTGGACATTTGAGGAGACCGAGCAGTCATATTGCTGGGCAGGGTCGACAGCCAGCAGCAGCGGAATGCGCGTCGTCGGGATCAGTCGCGCAGCCATGAGCAGAACGTTGGCCCCGAAGGAATGGCCGACAAGCACTACGGTCTGGCCGGCCTTTGTCAGCCGCGCGACTTCAGCCGCGATCTCTTCCTTGTAGGCGAACCACGCGAGGAAGAACCATGAATGGTTCCAGACCTGCGTGTTATAACCGGCAGCCTTCAGCTTACCGGCAAGCGTATCCATGCCGCGCGACCAGATCATCCCAAACAGCCCGCGCACGAGAATGACCGTCACCTTGTTGGGTGCCGTTGCCATAGCAGTCTCCAATGATGTGAGGTCAGGACGCCGAGACGAGATCGGAGTGAAATTCCTTGGCGATCGATGCGATCTGATCGGCCTTGTCCAAGCCGTTGACGATGCGCCGCGCGTTGCGCCAGTCGGTCGCCTTGGCGTTGAAATAGTCCGACAGCTTCTTGCCGGTGAAAGCGCCCTTCACCATCCCGTCGATCAGGATGAAGGCAGCGACCTCAGGGATCATCGCCATGTCGGGCTCTTTGAGAATGTCGACGCCGAACAGCTTCAGCACCGAGGCCTGATACTTGGCGTAATTGTTCTTCCAGGTGATCTGGACAAAACCCCGGCCGCGGTACTTCGCGCCATCGCCTGGCTGCGTGTTGCCCATCGACCGCGCACGAGCCGGGTTGCTGCCCTTCACGTCATAGAGCCGGGTGAAATAGGCCGTGCCTCCAACCTCAATAATCGGCTCGTAACGCATGCCGGTCTCGATCGCCGGCGTGGCGAGGATATAGGCGAGCCAGCGCAGATCCTTGTGGCCCGCCTTCTCCCAGGCATCGAGGATGACACTGATGCCTTTGACCTGGGCGGCCGTCAGCTTGCCCGGGAACGGCCCATGCCGAATCCCGTCGAAGAACCGTTTCCGGTCAATCGCCATCGAAGTCTCCAAATTTTCTGGAAGCAGCCATCAGCGCCGCGGCGCGCAGCCACGGCGAGTAAGGGTCAGACCGAATGGTCCACTAACGTGGTGTCAGGGCGCTTATGCTGGCTGCCAAGAGGCGGCGCACATGGTTTCGCAGAACACAGTCCCGGCCGCGTTAGCCGCAAGCGTCAAATCGGTGCCGTCCGAGGTGAATATTCTCCAGGCCGTAGATGCGCCGCCGCCCGTTCCCGTTACGTCGGCATCCTTTGTAAGGCCCGCCGTCCCGGTCCATGTATGAGCCCCTGCGCCACTCGAGTTGGCGAAGGCACTAGCGAACACGAGTCCGCCTGTCGCGGCGTCAATGAGCGTATCGGCTCCGGCAACAACACCCGCCGTGTCGTAGACCGCAGGGTTGGCCCCAATCATCGAGTAGACGACAAGCTGGTTGATAAAGGCCCCGTTCATATCAAGCGAAAATGTTGCAGTGGTGCCACTTGACCAAGGCAAAGCAAAAATCGAGGACCGAGCGGAATTTCCTGCCCCGCTATTTGTCTGTGCTTGCGTAGCTACCTCGGTCATCGGAGACCCATCTATCGTCAGGCTTATAAAGACCGGTATTGTCGGGTCACCATTATGAGCGCCAACAGATACGACCACAATCCGGCCAGACGTGGCAGGCCCGATGGATGTGCCTGCATAACTTGAAGGATCGGCTGACAATCTCGATAGCGTAGCCGTCTTTGTAAAGATAATTTCCCCTGCGCGTCTTGCCCATATAAAACCGGGATGCATACCAGGAACAAAGCTCATGGCCAGGCGATCCCAGCGACAACCGCTTCTGCATCAGTAATGGTTTCAGAGGTAGCAACGAGCGCTTTTGCCCCTAACCGCGCGGTTTCAATCTGACCGGCGACAGCCTCCCACATCGCCGACATATTCAAGACGAGTTGTGCCACCTGATACAGGTCGTCGCCTTCGATGCCGACCGAGGCCGCCAGCAACGGATAGTTCTGCGGGACAGGGGCACTGTCGCTTATGAACCGCTCGGCCTGTTCGAACTTGCGCTGATACGTCATCGCCTGCCCGGCGCCTGCCGTGATGTACTTCAGGCGGCATTGCTCGGCTTCGCCATCAATCTGCCTAAAAAGGCGATCCTTGACCTCGACTAGCGGGATTTCCTCCAGATCAGCGCGCTCGACAACCTCATTGTCAGTGACGACGAAGTACGGGGAACCGACCGCACGCATCCCATCCGGAATAGATAGCGGTGTGAACGGGAAGACGTTGAATTCCGCCCGCTCCTCGTCGCTAAAGGCATCAGAAAGGACCGTAGATGCGGGGGCGCGCTTTTCCTGATCCTCGCTGGTCAGGACAGCCGATGATGGCCAGATGCGAGTCGGCTCATCACCATGTAGGATTACATAGTTCATGCGATTTGCTTTGCTGATGCGGAGAACTGGGTTGCGCTGATGCACAGCACCGTGATCACGTATTGCTTGGTGGACGTGATATCGCTGATCGACGGAAGATCGCCCGTGAACTGATTGCCGAAGGTTAGAGCGCGAACCGTCGCATCATTCCCAAGCAGCCAGATATTACGGAAGGTTCCGGGTTGGCCGTTCGTTGGGTTGGCGATCTGCAGATTTCCTGTCAGCGTGATCTTGGGATTGACCTGAGATGCCCAATTTAATGCCACAGAGGCAGCATAAGTGACCGTTGTCCACGCCGAGGCGCTGGCGATCAAGTTGGTGGTGAGTATCCTGTCTGAAGTGGCTGCAGGAACATCACTGGCGGCAGCCAAGGCGGTTGTTACAGTGCCTCCAGAAATAGGCCAGACTTGGCGCCATGCACTCCAAGGCCCGTTGCTTGATGCGCGCAGATAAATCTGACTTCCGCCGATCGGCGTAGCAAGCTGCTTTGCGTAGGTGGCACCGCCGAAAAAGGATAGTGACTCAATGTACCACCAGCCACTATCACCGTTGGGCGCGTTTGTAAGAGTGTTTCCGTAAAAGGGCCCTGAAAGAGCAAGACTGTTCAGGTCAGTACCGGTGATGTCGGCCCCACGATCAAAGCTGTATGTTCGAATGCCGGTCAGGTCATTGTCGTCGCTGACCGTAATTCCCGAAGACTGAACTCCCTTCCCTGTCCCATCCGACCGGATAAGACGGTTGTCCGTACCGAACGCAGAAGCAGCCGTAACATCGCCGATGCCTGCGCCATCAGCGCCTGGCTGGCCGGCTAGATTGATGGTCCAACTCGTGAACGTGCCAGAGCCAGACGACTTGTCGGCTGTGAAAACAAGCGTGGTGCCCGAATATGAAGAAACGACACCTTCCATCCAGTTGGAGCCAGACGTTGCTCGGACACGAGCGCCGGGGGAATAAGCCAACCCTGACTGCGTCGTAAAGGTCTTCGCGCCCGTGTTGCCGATCGTCTGGGACGATGAAGAAGTTGCTGCGTATGAAGGGCCAGCCGGGCCAATCGTGCCCCTTAGGTCCGTCCCGGTATCTGTCCAGACGCCGCTGATGAGCTGATAGAGATCAAGCGTGGCCGTATCGGTGTCAACCCAGAGCGATTTGCTTGCAACGTTTGTCGGCGGAGCGCTGTTTTGAACGAAGATCGTTGCCCCATCAGGAAGATTATCGATCAGATATTTGACGCTCAACCGTGTATACGTACCCGTATCACCATCACGGACCCATAACTCGCGGTCCTCCGGATCAGAGATCGTTGTCTCAAGCGCTAGAGCAGACCAATCCGGCTCGACTTTGTATGCCCCATTTTCTTTGACGACTGCGATGCCACCGTCACCGGTCACAGTTGTCGGGAATTGCGGCGTCATCCGAATTCGCAAGTTGGCCATCAGTACCCCGCCCCTTTAACAATAGTGATGGTCGCAAGAACTGGATCGTGCTTGAGGCCGTCCATGGTGAAACTGAGATTGGCCTGATACTGGCCCTCACAGAGTTTCCTCAATTCTTCCTTGGCAATGGATACCTGGAATTTGCTTGGCTCAATCAGAATGATCTTCCCGTTCTCTAAATTCGCGGTGACCTCTGCCCACCTGCAATTGGCCTTTCTGATTTCGAATAAGATTTCAGTCGCGGCCGAAAGATCGATACCCTGATCATTGTCGTCATCGACAAACTCAATAATTGGCGAGAGCCAGTCGGCATTGTTGGAAATCTCGCCGAGCGAACCGCGATAAATGCTCATGGCGTCATAGCTTCATGTAAATTGTTGCCAGCATTGTCGGCTGAATATTCGGATGAGCTAGCCCGCCGCCAGTGCTATCGGTCGTGAATGTGTGGCTGTGCGCGCCGTTTACAGTAGTGTCGGCAGTTTGGTTTTGCGCAATACCTTGGCCGCCGCCGCCTGACACGCCGCTATTGGACCTGGCAGTATCAACGGAGTGGGAGTGGTTTCCTGCAATCGATGTCGTCCCGGTATGGGTATGTCCCGGAATTTCAGTAATCAGCAGCGTGTGCGACTGCGTGCCGCCAGCCGCACCAAGAACTGTCGCTGATGTCCCGAAATACGCCGCGGTCAGCCGGCCCGCAGCTGTATTGCCGAGATCGTCCAATGCCGCGATCGTGCGACCGCGCCAGTCAGGCAAAGCAATCGCTTTATTCGCCGTCCAGTCCGCGTTGGCTGATACGCCCCGGCCACCCGTCACGGCCAGGCTAGGATCGGTTGTCCAAAGATACTCAAAGAGCGGCTGGGTGTCCGCGTTCGCCCGTTCAGTGGCACCAGAACTGGCCGACCCGATCGTCCTGCCGTTCGCTCGGACCCACCCGACATGATTGCCTATGCCATACCGAGGCTTGATGTCCCCGGTCTGAGCAACTGTCGTAGGGTCTACCTGAGAGCCGCCGCCGCCACCTGACGATGGTCCGATCACCAACAGGTTGTCAGCCGAGAGGACCGTGACGCCCGAGGCGTTGGTCAGACGAAGCTTGATACTGCCATCGGCGAGGAAGAACTGAGGAAGCCGCCCGGCGCTGTCGCAACGGAGCGGATTTGGCAGCGGGATGGAAAGGTTAGAGTCCTGGTAGGCTGACTGCGGGGTCGTAGTGCCGGAGGCAAAAAAGTACAAAAAGCAGCCCGAGAGCGGCTTGCCCTGGTTGTCCAGCTGCTGGCTCAGGGAGAGATTAATGGTTCCGGCCGCCCACACAGGAGCGGTCAGGGCCAGCCATAGGGCCAGCCCCAACTTGAGCTTTTTCATGGTATTTCCTGATAGGTCGCCGCTTGGAAGGCCCGGGGCAGCGGTGCTAAGGTCCGGCCTGCAGATGGGGGATCTATGGGCAAGTCAGCAGAAGAAGAAATCCGCGAGCGTCAAAATCGAATGGCAAAAGTAAGTCCGGACGCACTCAGCTGGGTGTGGCTCCGTGAGCTAACAGACGAGATAACGCGCTTGCGCCACGATTTGAAGAATCGTCGTCCCGGCCCCGATGAACCCAACAAATGATTTCCCGCATCTCGTCGATTGACTGCAACGCGGCCTCTTTGTCCAAAGGAAGCTGCGATACAAGCTTCAACAATGCATGCCGGTTCATCACACGGATTTCATCCTGGTCGTTCATGACACACCTTAGGTTTTGATGATGGCTAAGACTGACAGACACGGCAGGTGGTACCCATCGCGTCCGATCGAACATTTGATCTATTGGCCGGTGATGGCCGCTATAGCTGTGTTTCTTCTTTTTCTGGGATTCTGGCTCAAAGAGACCATTCATCCCTACTCAGAGGCGTTTGCCTCTTGGCTGCACAATTTAATGGGCGAGACCGGGCTCACGATCCTGCTTTGGTCGATAGCAATTATCGCTGTTTGCGCCTTTATCTACGCATTCCGGGAGCGGCGACCGCCGAACCCTGAACCGTAGCCCTGAGTCCGCGACCTGTTCCTGTAGCGATTTGGCTTGGTGCCGCGCGGGTCGCTGCAATCCCCTTCGACAGAGACGAGGCAGAGCGCATGAGCGGTAGAGCGGCGAGCGCCAAATACTTTGGGTCGCCTGTCGTGTATGCAGCACCAACGCCAAGAGCCGACTGCGCAACACCAGCCTTGCCCTGCACCAACCGAGCAATTTCATAACCTGATTGGCCCCGGTTGGTAGCGCGAGGATCTACGATCCGCATGCGGTCAATGTTGGCGAGCCGCACCATCTGCTTAATCTCAGTGTCAGAGAATAAGACCTTCGCGACAGGCGCCCCCTGCCCCTGCACAAAGTCCAGAATTGACTTCGACACCGCCTGTGGCCCAGAGCCTGTCTTCGGCTCAATCATCTTCATCCATGCAGCCTGCCGCAGGGCTTCCCATGCTTCAGACTTTTGCCCGACCGCGTTTCTCACTTCTAGAGCGACGCGGGCTGAACGCCCGGCTTGGCCGGCACCTGCTGTACCCAAGAGCCAGTTTGCAACCTCGGCTCCTGTCCGTTCTTCATTCGCGATCTTGGCGACGATGGGCGTGGCGTCATCTTTGCCGCCCTTCGTCAAGCCTCGGTACTGTGACCAAAGGGATCGGGCCTCTTTCAGATCTTCCAATGCCGAGGGGTCGCCGGAGAACAGTCGCTTATCGACTGCGTCGGTAATCCATTCGTCATAGGACGATCGAATCGCTTTGAGCGCCCGCGCGTCCTCCGGGCTAGCCGGCTTCACTTGCACAAGAGCCTTGCGAGCCTGCTCCAAGCCTTGGAGGCTTTGGGCGACAACGTTCTCATTGGCTGGGGAGCCTTCGAAGCCAGAAACGCGACGAAGGATATTCATAGCCGACTGAGCGCCAGGATAATTCCCGTAGGTGTCGAGACGGACGCCGCCGGCTTCAAGCTTTTCAGCAACCCGCTGACCAAGTTTGGCGACTTCATCGATCGCGATATTCGCTTCCTTGGCGCCGGCCCGATCGTAGGCGGCCTCGGATGCCGAACGGAGAGCGCCTGCCCGCTCCTTGATGCCTTGGGCGATAGCCGCGCCAGCTTCATCAGCCGAGGCGGCCCCGCCGAGACTTTCAGAGATGCCCGCACGGGCTTGTGCAACCGCTTCAGCCTGCCGCGCATCGAAGGAGCGCACCGCCTCACCGGCCATAGGCCCGCGAGCGTTGTTTCGGGCGGCTTCTTCAAATGCCTGCTGGCCAACATTGCCTGTCGCCTGGCCGCGCGTGAGGGGGATTCCAAACTCCTCGGCTGCGGCAATGCGCTCGGCCGGAACAACGCCGTCCCCTGCCTCCTTTGCCGCGCCGAATGCTCTGCTGAAGCCCCGAGCCGCACCAGAGATTAAACCCTCGCCGACACCTCCAATTGCGCCCCCAAGGATGGCTCCTTCGGTCAATTTGTCTAAACGATCTTTTGCGCCTTCGCCGCTCGCTGCACCCTGCGCTCCACCAAGCGCACCGCCGATGGCTGCCGATTGGGCGACGCGACCCAGCACAGAGGGAGCGGTCACAGCACCGGCAGCAGGAAGCCCAGTCGCTACCGCGCCTGTAAGGATGCCTGCAAGCGTCGCCCCGGGATTTGCTTCACGCATTCCCTCGCGCTGTCCCTGCAGGCGATCCCACTCGTCGCTATAGCCCTTGCTAAAGCCATCGCCACGAACGGCGCTTATGAGCCCGCCGGCCAGGGCTTGCGGATAATCGCTGATGTTTCCTGACGAGCCCTCAGAGGCACCAGCAATTGCGGCTTGCCAACCGTCACGCTCGCGGCCCTCTGACCTTCCCCGCTCACGCGGAGACTGACGCTCACGTAGGGCGCCCTTTAATTCTGCTGTCGGCGCTGCGGCCGGGCTATCACCAGCGAAACGCTGATCGATTGTGTCGCCTTCTTGAGCAGCAGGCGCAACGGGATCATTCGCCCACCAGTTTTCCTCCTGCTGCGGCCGGCGAGACTGGGCGCTAAACTCCTGTGACATACGCTGCCCAAAGCCAGATGTCGCGCGGTTTGGCTCGGCACCGCCGGGAAGGCTTGTCCACGTCTTGCCGAGTGCCCCAGCAACGAAGTTTAGCTTCGCGGGGTTATCTTTTGCGCCTTCCAGATCCGCCCAGAGATCACGGCCCTTGGTGCGGGCCTTGTAATCGCGCTCAGCCAGCCACACCGCGGCGGCGTCCTGCGATTCAGGGGAAAAGTCCGTAAGCCCGAGAGCGTTCTTTGCCTCATCCCAGGTACTCTGCAGAAACTGGTAACGACCAGCCGCCGAAGATGTCCGGCCAGCATTCGGCCCGCTTGTGATCGGGATGTTTTGGCGCGGATGATCGTTCAATTCCTCGAAACGGCCACCGCCATACATCGTGTTGTAATCCGGGGATTCGCCTGCGGCGACGGAATTGAGGAAAGACTGCTGAACAGGCGTGATCGTGATCCGGGGCCGGCTGGCCGAAGCCGAGTTGCTGCCAGCGATCGGATCATTCGTCCACCAATCACTCATGGCTTGACCCGCTGAGAGCCGTCAGGGGCGGTGTAGGTCGAGCCAGACGGAAGCGCATTATATTGCTCGCGTGTGATACCGCCACGCGCCGGCGCTGCCGAAGACGCAGACTGGCCGCCCTGAGACTTGTAATACGTGCCACCGCGAAGCTCGCCAGCCCGCTGCTCATTGAACTTCAGCCGATTATTGGCAAGGCCAATAGCCCGATCCAGAATCGCCTGCCGGACGTTGTCAGGCTTGCCGACCGAGGCCTGCAGATCGACCAGGATCTTGCGCTCACCTTCGGTGGGGGCGGCGCCGAAGATTGATTTGAGAGAGTTGAGAGCCTGGCCGAGGACTAGGTTTTCATAATTTGCTGTCGCACCCGCCTTCTCCGGGCTGGAAAGGGCATCCAGCACTAGTCCGTCTGGCAAGTTGTTGCCAATCCAAGTTCGAACGCCGCTGCCTGCGCCGGCATAAGTCTGCGGGCTTAGTTTCTTTGCTTCCTCAAGATTTCCGATCACCGTCTTGTTGGTCAGGATCGCTTCGTCGGCATCCAAAATCGCCTTTTTGTCCGTTGCGGTGAGAGGTGCCTGATCCTCGCGAGGCATCCGACCGGTCAGGACGAAACTGTTATAAGCTGGATGAGACGGGTCGATGCCAAGGCGCTGCGCTGCCCTCTCACGCTGCGCAACCTGCGCGTCGATGCCATCAGTCTTTTGCATCAGAGCGCGCTCTTGCAGCGAGTGAGCGCGATCGGCGTTTCTCTGTGCCTGATCCGCTTGCTGCTGCCGGAACTGGAAATCCCTTTGATTATTGCTGAGTTGAGCCAGTGTCAGACCCATTTGGGGATCAACCGACAGCAGTCGCTGGGTAGCCGTCTCCTGATCGATCTCGCCACGGCCCAGCTGATCGAGCGTCATCCTCTTGGCGGCGTCATTCTGTGCCGCTCGATAGACCTTCGGCAGATTGCCGAGGGGAGAGAAGTCCAGCGTTGGGACGCGAAGCTCAACCATTGATCACCTCAACGGCATCGGGAAGGCAGAGGAATAAGACCACGGAGTATGGGTCGCCCCGGTACCGCCACCAAGAAGAGAAGAGCCACCGAAGCCGCCGCCCATCGCGTTGGCACCCAGATTAGCGAGCTGCATGCCCATGTTCCAAAGGTTGCCATTCGCCGCCATCGACGCATTCGCCGACTGCGTGGCCTGCGAATTGATCCCATTGGTGACGTTCGATGCAAGGCCCACACGTTGCGCAGCGTCGTTCGTGTAGAGGCCAGCACGGGCCGTGCCCAATCCCGCAAGGCCGCCTGCTGCCGTGCTCGTTGCGCTCAGCTCAGGGGCGACGAAGCCGCCCAGCCGGTCTAGCCATGAACCGTATTCCTGATTGGCCATGTTGCCGGCGCGATCACTGATCGCAGCAAGCGCATTGCCGCCGATGCCGCCGAGAGCGTTGGCTTTGCGAGCGACGGCATCGGTGGATTGATCGACAGCCCAGTCATAGCCCGGCCCCGCCTGAAACGCATTGACGGCGCGGGCGTTGCCATCAGCGCCATTGACACCGAGCGCATCAAGCAACATCGACGAGGCGCCGCCGTACTTTGTAGAAAGAGCCTTCAGCGGATCATAAGCAGCAGTCGCTGTATCAAGAGCGCCAAGGGCTCCGGTCATGCCGTTGTCTAGATACCGCATCCCCTTATCTTTGAGGTTTTGCAGGCGTATCGTGTTGTCTCTCGCAGCATCCCTAGCCGGTCCGCCAGTAAAAGAATCAAAGAGCCCCATATCAATTCGCTCCCGGCGTCCAGAGTTTAGTGGTGGCGTTGTAGGTCATGACCTGACCATTGGTCGGCGCTACCGTGCTGACGGCCTCGCCAAGGCTGTTCCGGTTCATGTTCTTGATCAGCTCGGCAAAATACTGGGTAGGCCGCCCGTCAGGCTTGATCCATTGGAAGTCAGGCTCGACGCTTTTCCTCATGCGGACCGAGCCTCTGCAACCATCTCACCGCCAGTCAGCCCGAAGTGAACCGGGTCTGAGAAGCAGACTTTAATGATGCGCCCCTGCGACCCGGTGATGCCGCATTGATTAACGCGAACACGCTTGTTGCCAATGCCCTGCCGGCCCAGCTTTATTCGCCGTGGCGTTGAGAATGTTTGCCCACCATCATCCGACCACGACACTTCGACGGTTGGATCAGTCGCAATCGGGTCTTCACCCTCGGCATCGCCAACGCCGACTGTGAAATCTAGCCAGATCGATGCCACCCGAAGACGCTGCGGGAAATTCTGAATAGGCGCCGACCACACCTCGCAAATAAGTGGGTCGCTTATTTCCTTATGAGCCGTCCGTGTAATCTCTACGATATTTCCGGACGCGGTGTCGCCGGCTAGCCACTTGTTATAGGCGTAAATCGTTCCTGCGATACGGCTCCGCGGCCGGAGATACGATGGTCGCTCGTGCCACTTGCCGTTGTTAGTGTTAAAGGTCCAAGTCCACGCAGGACACGACACCTGCACAAAGGCATGGCCGCGAGAGATGTATGAACACATCTCGATAGTCGTCTTGTCGGTGACGCTTTCGATCAGGCCGTCAAGGTCCGGAGGCGAAACCTTCACAGGCTCGTTGCCAACCAGGCGATAGACCCCATTGTCATCGGCGACGAAGTGAACGCCCTTGGAGAACCCGTCTTCAAACCCTGTCACGCAATACGGCCCGGCGAGACCGCGCGGCACGACATCGACCAGGCCAAATGGGAAGGGCTGTAGTCCCTGATCATTCCAAATCTCAATCGTCTGGCTGCCCATCATCAGAAGACGCGAACTCCAGGCAATGACGCGAATAAGCCCGTCAGGCTTGCTCTGCGCGCTCCCAAAGCTCAGGGCATTTACCGCAGTAGAGTTGAGATCGGTCGCGTAAGCCTTGCCGTCACCTGTGCTAAAGACGAGATACCCATTGAGCGATGTGACAGAATTTACCGAAGGCAGATCGGGGTCAGGATAGGCATTGGTCACACCGGAAGCCGTGAACACGGCGATGTTGCCGTCCGGATCGACGAAGACCTTGTCAGGCGTGGCCGCGTTATTCCGCGCAAAAAAGCCCTTTTTGCTGCCATTCAAGGTTCCGACAGTCGCTGAGGCGCCCCCAGCAATCGAATGCTTTTCGAGAAAGCCGCTGAAGGCGGAATATAAGACCCCCTGAACTTCGATCGACCCCCGGTAGCCAGATTTACTCGTCGTGCCCCAGCCAACGAGCCCCGGCGATCGATGTAGAACTGCCGCAGCGCGAGCGCCCTCACCCAACGGCTCGGCATAACATCCGTACAAACGACCGGCGCCTTCAGAGGCCTTGAGACCGGGCGAATGCGTCAGCGGGAAGGTGATGGCAACCATCAGAAGTTATCGAAGCAAACGATGGTTTGAGGCGATCTGGTCCGCATGATGTTGCGCAGAGCGTTGACATCACGGTCCCAAGCCACGTCATTCAGGGGGGAACCTACGACCGGGGCGGCAGCCACGTTGCCCAGCAACCGGGCTAAAACCAGGAATGCCGCCGTGGGGATCTGCTCTTTATTGTCGAAGTATATCGACTCACTGGCCGACAACATTTCAAGCAAGCTATCGAGCTTGGTGTCAAACTTGGCGTAGTCCTCCGCTGATAAAGCTTCACCGGGACCGAGCGCGCCAATGTCTGACGCGGCCTCTTCAATCAGCTGCTGCGATGTCTTGAAGCTCATAAGCAGCCCTCAGAGAAAAAGCCCGGGCAGTTGAAGCCCGGGCCTCATTATCAACTTGCCTTCCGGCGGCCGCGCGGCTTTTCAGGATCTTTGTCGTCCTCATCTTCCTGAGCGGCCTGCAGTTGGGCGGCGGCTTCCTGAGCGCGCGCAACACGCTCAGCCTCGCCTGGAGGGGATGCGAAGTGAGTTCGGCCCTGCAGATATTCCTCCGACCGTTCGCGAGCCAGATTGTCCTCGAAAGAGGCTTCGGGCTGCTCCTCCGGCTTTTCATCTTCCGGCCTTTCATCGCCGTAAGACTTTTCGCCTTCGACCTGGAAGGACGGATTGCCGCGGGCCTTATCGACAAAGCGGCCTTCGACCTCGATCGACTGACCGGCCTTAAAGGATTTGCCGTAAGCCACGATCTCCTGCGGCTCACCCGGGCCGGGGCGGTAAGTAATCGACGCCGGCTCGGTATCAGTCTGAGCAGTGCCGATCGTGTTGATGTAACGCGTCGGCGTCTGAATTGCGCGACCCGTAGGGCGCGGCTTTTCGTAAGCTTTTACTTCGCCAGAAGTGCGAGTTTCAGCCATCTCAATCTCCTATTTTAGGCGGGCGAATTGCCCAAACATTTCATTTGCCGCATTCGCATAAGCGACTTGAGCTTGCTCGAGACTTTCGAACCGGCCAAGGTTCTTGAATTTTCCACCTTTATGGATGTGGGCCATCCACTTCCCTCGGGATCGGTCGAACGCCACGCCCTTCACTCCAGAGGTATTATTTTTTGGGGTAAGGGTGTTTGCGCAGTTCTGTTCCCGAGACGCCAGCCGAAGGTTTGAGATTCGATTGTCGTCTCGAACGCAATTTATGTGGTCGATCTCCACTGAAGGCCACTCACCATGAACAAACAACCAAGCTACACGGTGCGCGAACAGCTTCTTTCTGTTCAAAGAAAGAACTCGATAGCCTTTCTTATCGTAAGTGCCGCATTCTTCGCCAAAACGGCAAGCTGGGCGGCCTTTAACCGCCCAGCGGAACGCACCAGTCTCGGGGTCATACGAAACTAGAGACTTAATCTCTTGGAGGTTCATGACCCCTCACTGATTAGTTGGCAGGAAATGGCAGACCCTCGATCTCACGCTTGTTCGCGAAGGTCATCACGATCGTGGCCTTGCCAGTGGTCGCGGCAGTGCCAGACTGTGTGTACTTCGCATAAACAACCGTGTTGCTCGCGAGCGGGATGCCGGTCAGGGCGCCAGTCTGGTTGCCCTTGAAGCCGGGCGTACCGGCGACAAGGTTGGCAGAGGTGGCGAAGCCGTCGTCGTCAGCCGTGGTGCCGACCACGAGCACGTTCGTCGTGGCGGCGTTGAATGCCGTCTCGATCGTGACGTGACAGTGGAGCGGCACGCAGCCTGCTTCGAGACCGCCGATGGGCACACCATTGGTGCCATCGCCGGGCGTGTCGAAGTTAACAGTCCGGCGCAGATACCCAATGCCGGTGTCTTCAGGGTGCCTGACAGCGTTTTTCCAGTACGGATTAATAGGCATGGTTCGTGTTCTCCTTAATCGCCAGCGGCGCTGAAGAATCCGGTCACCACACCGCGCTGCTTACCGAGAATTGCAGTGTCGGAACCGTATCCATAGCCGAGCTTCTTCATGCCCCACTTGCCGATCATGCCGAGGCCTTCGACCTGGTCATAATCGTCCATCTGTTCGCGCGAGCGATAGCGGGACTTGATCGCCCAACCCAACGCTTCCTGGCCCATGAGATAGACCGGAGAGACGTCCGAGCCGCCATTGCCGATGCCGGTGTAGATCGGCATATCATCGACTTCGTGCAGAACAACGCCATCCCATTCACGGTCGCCGCCGAGGAAGATGCCCTCGTTGCGTTCGATGACCGAGACCTTGGCAGTGACATCCTCCGCATCGTTGACGAAATCGCGGAACACGAGAGGATGAGCGAAGGCCACGAAATAACGACGGTTCGACCGGCTCTCCACGCTGATGGGAGAAATGCGGGGACGAGCCGCCAGAGCCACACGCTTCAGCAGCGAGAGGTTCTTGCGGGTCAGCTGGTCGTTGGTCGTATCGACGTTGGCCGCCGCCGTGGCGAAGGTGGACGAATAATTCGCTTTCGACGCACCAAACAGCACGCGATCGCTGTTGTTTGTGACCCAGGTGTTCTTCTGGGCAGCGGTAGCAATGTCGAAGGGTACATCGAGGTTCGTACCAACGTCGCCGAGGCGATCGATGGTCTCGAACTTAACGTCCTCGTCTGCCCAAGTCTTCAGAGCGCCCCTAGCGGCTTTCCGAAGGTCGATGGCAGCAAGATCCCGATCCAGTTCATGGATCGAAATGCCCTTCTTGCGCATGCGCCAGTAGACGATATCGCCATACTCGCCAAGCACATCTTCGTGGCCACGCAGCGGCTGCCGATCCATGATCGAACCGCGCTGCAGATTGGTGATGAACTCAAAGGTGATGCCGTTACCTCGCTTTGACGCGAAGTCTTCCTTCATCACGATCGGGTTGTTGTTGGTCGTACCAGCGTAAGACGAGAACGGATTGCGCTGGTAGAATTCAGTGCTGAACTGATCGTCCCAAATCTGGGGCGTCAGAGCAGCATTTGCCCTGGTTTCAGCCATGATGGCTCCTCGTGGCCGCTATTAGCGCGGCATAAGCTCGGAAAGAGGTCGCGGGCCACTCCAGGTCGGCGCGTTCGATGGGCCGGCATTGCGGCCGTTGAACGACGACGGAATCTGGTTTGGGTCCACCGCGGGTTGCGCTTGGGGTTGCGGCTGAGCCGGGTTCTGAACACCAAGCTTCTTGGCAACCTCGGCCATAAAGTCAGGATCATCGAGCAGCTTCTGGCGATATTGCGTCAGGTCCCCTCCGGTCTCGGAAAGAACAGACTGGCGCTTGTGCCATTCGACAGCCTCCGCATAGCGGTTCGGGCTGTTCACAACGCGATGATAGTCCGCAGGATCAACCTTGCCTTGCTGCAGCGCCGTCATGAACGCTTGCTCTGCGGCATTGACCTTCTCCGCGCCGCCATAGATCGAGTTAGCGACAAGCCGCGAATTGTGCAGCATTGCCTGCTCGAACTGCTGAAAGCGTGGATCAACAAGCTCCTTGACCTCGCTCTGCACAAACCCCTGCGGGTTTTCGTACAGGTCTGGCCTCGGCGCCGGCTGTTGGGGTTGCTGTTGCGGACGCTGGAAAGATTGGAACAACTGGTTGAAACGCTGTTCCCACCGTGCGTCTTGATCTGCCATCCTCTGTTCGAAGCTGGCGACCTGCTCGGTGTAGCGTTTGACCTTCTGCTTCTCGGCATGAAGTGCAGCGTGGGGCACCATGCCCTGCTGCGGTTGATCACCTTCGCCTTCATCGCCTTGCGGCTGCTGGGGCTCTGACTGCTGAATTGCAGGCTGCTCGTTTGTCTCAGGCGCAGGCGCATCTTCGCTGCGACCGGACATGATCTCGTCCAGTGACTCGGCCATAACTTATCCTGTTTGCGTGAAAGGACACGTTCGCCCGAAGCCCGGCGACGGCTCATGTTGGAGTGTCATGATCACGGATACGCCCGTTATTGGCCGGCGGCGCCGTTCGCCCTTAACCCAGGCGGCGGGATCTCATGCGATCCAAGGAAATGCTATCGATGGGTCGGGAACCGTAAATAGACGTGCCTGTCGGACTTTGACTTGCGCCACGCCGGCAAGATCAGCCCTCACGCTGAAGTCTAGTCGAGGGCTAAGTGATGTTCTTGTCTCGATCAAAAGCGGCTCGGTCACAATCCAACCCGCCATAGTCGTATCGACGATTGGAGACGGCTCAGTGTTATAAGCCGCATTCGTTTGACCTAGCCAGATACTGTCTCGACACGGAGCCTACCGTCCTGCGTAAGCGTGACCGGCTGCTCTCTGCTAACCTCATAGGCCGGGCCGCTCGAGACAACCTGCCCTGTCATAGGCATTAGTGTCGCGCCTCCGGCCTCTCAGCTTGATGTCTGGCAGCAGAAGCGCGGGCGGCCTGTTCAAGCTCGAACTGCTCGCGAGCGAACTGCATCTTTTGCGCATGTTCTTGCGCTCGGAAAGACATTTGCTGTTCGTTCTTCACGCGCTCGGCTTCCGCATCCAGCATAAGCTCCTGGCGCTTGATCTCTATCTGAGCCTGCATATTCTGCTGCTCTATCTGGGCCTGCTGCTGGGCCTTGGCAGCTTCAAACTCAAGCTCGGCTTTTGCTGCGGCTTCGGCCGGATTGCCTTGCTGGGCCGCGGCTTCTTCCGCCTTTTGCAGATCCGCCAGCATTTCGTTCTTGTCGCGGAAGCTGGATGCACGGATCAGCATCTTCGGATAGCTGGGCAGCTGGCCGATCGGACTGTTGGCCGCCTGAGCGAGCATTCCGAACTCTTCTTGCTGCATCGTTCCAACGTTCGGCGCGTCATCAATGATGATGTCGATCTCCAAACTGGCCAATTCATTCTGAAGCACCGGCTGGCCGGTAGCGGGATCAATTACCGGCACCTGGATTGGCTGCCCCGTCATCGGATCGATGGCTTCTTGCATCGCTGGCGTATTCAGCCCCACCCAGCGAATGTTGCGGTCCTCGTCCGTAACCCTGATCCACTCCTCCGCCGTCCAGAACTGACGAATCCGTCGCCAGATCTTGCGGTAGACCTCGTGATCCATGTCCTGCAGCGTGTCGAAGGTCGGGTTGGCCTCGAGTGCCCCGCCTGCCTGATTAGCCAACACAGCGCGCCCGGAAGCCGATTGCGGCCCCTGCCCGAGCATCGCAGCGTTCGGGCCTTCCAGATCGCTTTCTTCAAGATTGAGTTTCAGCAACTCCATCTGGCCCTGCGCCAGATCGGTCGTCGGAATGATGCCGAAGTCTTTGCCCCACTCAGCGCCGCCGATGTCGATGTGACCGTCCGGTTTTGCCAGCTCACGCCGACGGTCTAAAGTGGACTGATCACCCGTAGCCTGATGGTTCCCGAAGGTCTGCCGGACGCTGACCAGGTGGAGCAGCTTTGACGCCCGCTTGTTGATCTCGTCCTGCGTGTCAATCATGCCGCGAACTTCGCCGTAGCGATTATTGTCCCGGTCTACCTCGTAGGAACGCCAGGCGTATTCATGCTCCGGGTTGCCGTCGTCGTCCAGATACGGGGATGGCCCAGCCTTGAGAAAGCCCCCCTTCGTAAACTCAGCGAACTGCCAGACGCCATCGGCGCCGATATAGTACATCTTCACCACGCGCACGCGGTAGCGCTTGTCGTAGCTCACCCAAGTGTAATTCTTGGGCTTGTCGTCGAACGTGCCACCGACCTGAGCCGACGAGACAGTCTCATCAAAGACCTTGCCGGCGCCCGCTCCGTATTCCCGGATGGCGTCCTGCTTGTCCATCCAGCGCACCTCACCGAGGTAGCTGGCATCCGAGAAATCTACAGCCGATGAGTATGGATCGAAGAACATCCGATCCCAGCGATTGGCCTCCAGCTTGATACGCGGATTGGCAGCGCCGGGCTTCATCTCCACCCGAATGCTGACACCACCCCAGCCTGCGATCGACAGATCCTTAAAGGCATCCGAGCGAATGCGGTCATAGCGGTTGGCGCCGGTCACAAACCTTAGCGCGTCGGTGATATCCTGCGCGTCAAAGTCATGCTTAGGTGTCCGTGGCAGAGCCCGCGGATCTGTCCGCTTCTGCTGCTCAAGACCTTGGAGATACCGAATCTTCCGCTTGATCCGGTTCTTCGCAATGGCAGGCTGGCCACGCTTGTTGAGCTTCTTGACCTCAGCGTCAGTCCACTGCTTGCCGTCGAAATAGTCCCTGTCCCTCTCCGCCTTCTCTCGATTTGTCCGGCTGGCGTCTTCCGAGGCCTCGAACATCTCGACAATCTTGGTGTGCTCGTCCTTCCAGTTGATCTCAGGAGGCACATAGCCCTGGACAGCAGGGGCGACAGACGCAGCAAGACCCGGCTCACCCACAGGCAAGGCAGCAGGCACAGCTTGCGTGCCGAATGGCGACTGTCCTTCCTGCAGCTTTGCAATGGCCATCAAGCTATCTTCCAATTGTCGCCGTGGTCATCGTCAGGCTTCTCGAACCAGTCGAGCTTGGGCTTAGGCTTATTCTTGTCGTCCGGCTTGCGGCCCTTGATCATCTGATCCAACAGCTGACCTACAAGGCCGATCGCATCCACCTGGTCGTCATGCTTGCCAGCCGGGAAGCTCAGCAGCTCTGACCGAAATTCCGCGTACCAAGGAGCGTTGATCGGCACATACAGGCCGTCCAGTTCCATCCGCCCTCTAATAGACGAAGCCCTGACCGCCTTATCGCCGCGCGTCGGAAACTGCTCACGCGCAACGAAAGCTTGCCGTTCTCTCATCCTTCGCTCAAGGAACGGGCCAACGCCCGACCTGATCTGGCCTGTCTCTTCGGCCCAGCCGATCGGCTTCCAGTATTTCACCAGGTCGCAGAATGACTCGATCCATGTTCCTGAGGCGGCCTGCTTGCGCCAGAGATCCAACAGGTACATCCGCCCTTCCGGATCGATGCCGACAACGGCATGGACCGTGTAATCGCCTCCGTCAGCAGTCACGGCATAGTCGGAGCCGCCATAGACACGTAGCGTTTCACGCGCTGGCGCCTTCTCGTAGGGCCTCAGCCAGTCTTCCTTGAAATAATCGCCAGTGTCGGGCGTAGGCTGTTGCTGGTAGAGGGCCGACCAATCTCGCGCCGGCAGCGCTCGCCTAATCCGGTCCAGTTCCTCAATCGAATACTGCTCTGGCCACAAAGCCTCGCCAGCGTCGTTGATCGCCGGCAGGTCCAGCGTCACCCAGCCTTCGTGCTTGTGCTCAGCCAGCAACCAGCCGGACAGATCGTCCTCGTGCCAGCGCGTCTGAATGATCACCACACGCCCGCCAGGCATCAGGCGGGTGTAGGCCGTCGATGTGTACCAGTCCTTTGTCTTCTTCCGAACGATCTCGGAATCTGCGTCTTCCCGGTTCTTCACCGGATCATCGATCAGCAACAGATGGGCGCCGCGGCCTGTCAGAGGACCACCAACGCCAACCGCGTAATAGGCACCGCGCTGGTTCAGCCCGTGCTCGTAACCGCCTTCAAGCCCGTCAATGTGAAACCGCTTCGCGCTCTTGCTGTCGTCAGCCAGCTTTACGCCCGGAAAGATCGCCTCGAACGCGCTATCCGCTATCTGGTTCTTGACCTTCCGCCCGAAGTCATCGGCTAGCTCTTGGGCGTATGTGGCCATCGCCACGTAATGGTTTGGGTTCCTGCCTAGATACCAAGCCGGAAAGAACTCACTAGCCAGCATCGACTTCCCATGCCGCGGAGGCATGGTGATCATCAGTCGCTTGATCTCTCCCCGCTCTACCGCCTCAAGATGACGGGCGATGAGCCTGTGATGCGCTGCATCGCGATAGCCAGGCCACTGATAGGCCGAATACGCAATCAGCCGCGAGAAGGCATAATCCTCAGGTGTCGGCGCGCGTTGCAGCTGCGACTGCCGCATCCCGCTGCTCCTTCGGAGTGGTGTCGATCGAGCCCGAGTGTGTGAGTTCCTGCTTGTCGCGCCACTCATCGCCAGCGCGGTTCTTCAGGGCAAAGATCGCGCCTGTGATCTGAGGCCCTGCTAATTCAGTCGAACGAAGTCGATCTTCCCACCAGCGTGCGCCTTTTGCCCGGCCGATTTTTATACTGTCGGAAAATTCCGGGTGGACGTCGCACCATTCGTAGATCGTGTCACGTGAAACGCCGATCTCGCCGGCGAAAGCCATGACGGAATAGCCCTGCGCAAGAAACTCAATCGCCTCGTTGCAATAGGCCTCGTTGTATTTTGAAGGGCGGCCCGTGGCCATACGCACTCTCCCGTCTATGCGGGGCAAAGAAAAGCCCGCCATTTGCGGCGGGCAGTTGCTTGGAGGAAGTGAACTGGGAGGATGTCGCTGCAGTTCGGCAACATACGAATACATGGGGTGTTCAGTCGCGACTCGTCAATCCACTTTGACTCGCGACCTATCTGCAAATTTCCACAGGATGGCTAACTCTTCCAAGCAATCGAAGAAGCGACGGCGGACATACAGTACATCGCGCTCGGACAAGCTCGGCGCGATCTCCTTGAATTTGCGTCGATCGACGAGAATCTGACGAACCAGCGCATCGCCCCTCAGCCCCAGCACCCTTGCTGCTTGGCTCAACTGCCTGACAGCCATCGTCTGCCGATCGCTAATCGGCTCAACGATGATCCCGCCGCCATCCACCGGCTCCTTCGTCGGATCTGCTGCCTTCACGGTTCCGATCTGCGACTCTTCTACAAACCTCTCATACATGCGGCCGGCCTCAAATTTGGCATCGTCAATATCCTTCCGAGCATAGAGATGGGCCAAGACGTCATCACGAAGCGAGCGCGTGACCTTGATCTTCTCTCCGTTAGAGCTGTACGGGTCATCGACGATGGCAACAGCCACACGTGAATTAATCGGAACGCTACTCGCCCGGCGGTCGTGAATCTTTGCTTTCGCGTTCATCAAACGGATTCCGTTTCTGTTTTGTTTCACGTGCGACAGTTACTTCAAAAATCTGTCGCCGTGGCTCTTTGGCAAGTCCGGCAATGCATCGAATTGCTCTCGCGAAATGCCGTTCTCCGCCAGATACGCATCAATCGCCACAACAGGGCCACGAGGCCTCTCGCCACCAATCATGAGCCCTCTCTTACGGCAATCGGCAACAATCTCCTCGTAGGTCTTCCGAGGCCGGCCATCCGTCAGCGCCAGCATCTCGCGCTCCTCAAGCTGCTTCCGGGCCCGCGCATCCCGCTCAAGGGCGCGCTGCATCGGCGCATGGTGCTCCTCGCAAGCCGCTTTGACATCCGCGACATCCGGCAGGCCTGTCCACTCGTTGCCCGTTCTCGGATCACGCTTCTTGCGCGCCGGCAGACCAGAACGAGGATCGGTCACATACCGGATCGTCTCCTCAGGATAATCCGCCAGCACCGCAGCAACCGCCATGACATAGGTTTTTGGGTCATTGGCATCACCCTTGCGGTAACAGCCGAAGAGTAGGCGGGCCCTCTCCGCTGCGTATTCCGCTCGGTCGTTCGTTGAGCCTTCGGATTGAGTTGACGAGGTCGTCGGCGGCACCAATGACAGATTCAGGTTTTGCATTTGCTTTTCTCGGCTTTAGAGCGGCAGTGATCCAGGCGACAGGGTTGGCCACCGCGTATTCGCGTGCCCGCATGATCGCGGCCAGAACGCCTTCGCAATCATCGCCGGTGTCTCGGCGCCAGCTTCCAATGAGCTTTCGGGATTGAGCTTCGCCGACACCAAGCGCCATCAGGTCGGTCACACCTAGCCGCCAGAGTTTGGCTTCCGGCGTCTCAGGTTTCATCGCAGGCGGACGGGGCGCATCAGCGCCAGAAGCGTTAGCTTCTGAACTATTACCTGTATTACCTGCATTTGTTATTGTGCCCCTGCTGTGCCCTTCCTGTGCCCCTGCTGTGCCCTTGTCTGTGCCAGAAGGCGTGCCCTTTGGCAGACTTATCTTTTGATATTCGTCGTAGTTGCAGATAGTTATTACAGTTATGCCTGTGTCCGTAGCTGTGGCAATTGATGTGTCCTTTTCCAGACCAGCCAAGAACGACCTAATTCGCTTTACGGTCCACTGCCATTCGTTGGCGAGATGCCGCAAGGAATGCGCGATTTGTCCGCGCTGAAGATCAATCCAAATTCCAGCAACACGCACACGCCTCGGCTTCCATGCGGCCTCGCTGAGGAGCCACAGCCACGCCTCACGTTTGGAGAACGGATCATCCGACGCTAGTAGCGGATGGTCCCAAATCCCCCGATCAACAGCGAAGACACCGCGCTCTGTCATTTGGCCTCATTCTCCAGAGCCTTTCGCAAACGATCAAAATCACTTTGAAGCGCCGGATCGGTCTTCAGGCGCACGCACATCCTATCCCGGCCCCATAAGACAGTGGTGCGATCACGTCCAAAGACGGCGCTAATCGTGCCGATGGACTTGTGTTTAAGAAGCTCGCAGGCGAGAAACATCGCCATGTGACGGGGGGTTACGAGGTCTGCCGTCCTCCGCTTGGAGAGTAGGTCTTTTTTCTCCAGCTGATAGAATTCACACACCTTCCTGATGATGGAGGCAACTGAATCCGCCGGCCGGGCCCCAGACACAAACGGGTTCGTTCCGTAAATGCCCTGGATGTTCATGCCGCGACCTCATCACAGCTCTCTTCCACAGCTTCAGCCTTGAACTGGCGCTGCTCTCGGCGCTTTGCTTCGTAAAACGCTTGCCGGCGAGACTTGCCCCGCTTCTCGTAAGCGACCTCAGCATGTGACGGGCAGTACGGACACCCGGCCTGAACGGGATGACCGCAGAAGACGATCAGCTCGCTATAGCCGCCATACGGCCAGCGACAGGTCGTGCGTCTCAGTTCAAGAACGCTGATGCCGAGAGGGACAACACTGTCAGCCGGCGGCACAACAGCCTTCAGATCCGCAAATGCGGTTCCGAGAAGGCGTATTTTGCGCTTGTAGCCATGAGGCGACGGCACACGACGGCGCTTCGGCGATTTCTCTACTTTGACCTTGGTCGGGCGCGACCATCCCAAGCGGTGTATTTTACCAAGGACGGCATTGCGAGTGACGCCGCCAAGCTCCGCAGCCATTTGGCTCGCTGACAGTCCCTCCTCAAACAAGGCCTTTAGGGTCGCCAACCTGTCGTCCGTCCACATCTAAGCTGCCTCATCTTGGGATACAGGAATGATGGTGACGCGAACGCCTTCCTTGACCTCGCTGCAGACCTTCACATCGATCTTGCGGACGGTCTTGGGGGTGTCGCCTTCAATGACTTGGTACGAGACCAAAAGATCGTTCAGCGCCTTCAGGTAGTTGTCAGGATCGCCCTTCGCCTTGCTGCTGATCGCGTAGCTGATGACAACCGGGCCTATTAAGCGTTCGGGACGCTGCGCCATCAGTTGCCACCCAGCAGATGTCCGCCAAGCGTTGTAGCGAGGCGTGCGGGCGCGACCGCGCTTTATGTTCTTGTAAAGACCGTTGACGGTCGGCGGCAGGCTAAGTTCGAGCGAGATCATCGTTCCCACCCAAGCCATTGCCGAAGCGCCAGGTTGATTTGTTCTGCCGGCGACATACCGTTGCCGTCGGCAGCCTCCTTCATCGCCTCAAACACGTTGTGCTCGATCGGCATGGCATGCGGGGTTTGCTTCACGTAGCCAGACAGGCTGGCGTACCCAGCTTCCACCGCCGCCCGGTGCGATTCCCCATCCACCATCACGCACCTTCCGGCTGAGTGATCGAGTCATGGCCAAGGCAGATAAACCAGAAGGCTGCCTTCTCCTCGCCTTCGTTGGCCCGCATGTAGTCGCGCGCGTTCGTGGCGTAGCCGCCGGCATAGGCGCACGCGACCTCAACGCCATACGCGGCTTCGATCACAGCGAGATGAGACTTGGCAAACGCTGCGCCAGCCTGAAGTGCTTGCTCTGGGGTCATGCTAATCTCCCTTGCTCGCCTCTTCTCGCCTATTTTGATAATGGCGCGTCCTCTGTAGCCATCGTTGCGCCCGCAATCCGATGTTCGTCATTATTGCTTTCAGTAGCCGCATTGAGGATTTCCCGACGAAGGTGTTCGTTATTATCTTCGACGCGGGCACATAGATTTTCGTATGCGTTTCGAAGCGCGAGGATTCTCTCTCCCACGGCCCAATTGAGCCGAGACCCCTCGTAGCCCCGAACAAAGCGGCGAACCCACATGGTGGATGTGCCGACCTTGCTCCCAACTGCTTTGTAGGCAAGCATTCGCGATTGCAGGCGATACTCTTCCTGCGCGACCAGATATTGGGCGGCCTCCCTAACGTCTTTCGTTGCTACAGCAGTCATTGTGCATTCCCGAACAATCTTTGTTCCCACTTGAACAATCCCTTCCATCACTCTGCGAGACATGAAGGGACACACACTCACTCTACTTCCAGAGACTCTTGAAACCGCGCTGATCCGTCGTGCCACCGGCAGAACAGCGAAAATCATTCAGCTTTCAGCGCAAAACCATCCACGCGACGGAGGCGAAAAACGCGAACATTCCAACAAAGGCGAAAGCCTCGGGCCAGCTCATGTCGTGCGCCTCGCGATATGAGAAAGGGCGGCCGGAGCGTGCGTATCTGCTCCGGCCGCAAGTGTGTGCTGCGAGGGGATTCGCGGGAGGAGTACGCAGCACTTCGCGTGGATCGAACGGTCACGCGAAACTGAAAGGATGATGCGAGGATGATTCATGAACAGAAATCCGTTTTCCGTTCATGTTCGGACAGCAGATCAGCGTATGACGATGCGAAGTCCGCTTGCTCTACGATCTTCTCAACGCGCTTCTTGTCGTCTCTCGCGTCGGCAGCTTGCGCGTCCACGAGCTTTTTCAGCTGCGTCCAATCAATGCCGTCTGCGCGGCACTTCTCGCTAAAGGACCGGCAGAACTCTTTATGATCGAGCTTCTCTTCGGCAATGCGCCGGTACTCTTTGGCAATTCTGATGAGGTTTGCTGTATTCATGCTGCGCGCTCGTCTTCGCGAGCGGGCGCAACGACCTTCGGTTTGTAAAATGGTACAAAGACCGACAACCGCTTTGGATCGGCCAAGTACCACTCAAGGACCGCAATCTCTGCTTTGGAAGGTTTTACTGCATTATTCTTGCGGTACTGACCCCGCCACTTGCTCATAATTCGATGAACATGATCCGGCGCCGTAAAGTAGCCTTCCGCAGTTCTCATGCGACGAGTCGCCCACTCGATCCGACGCGAATAGGACATCCTCAATTTTTGCTCAGGTGTGCGCTTCCGGGACAGCGGCGACTTCACATCGTCCGAGGGGCAAAGGTTTTTCTCTGCCCAATCGAGATTACCGTCAGCCAGGATGCGGGTGATAGCTTCGCGAAGATTTGGCGTGGAGTGAAACCACTCGCGATGGGAATGATTGCCCGCAAAACACCGATGCAGAAAGTTTTCATCCGAAAAGTCGCCCGGGACATACCCAACGATTTCGAGCGGCCATGGCGACCACACCGCCAAAGTCAGCAGGCGCTCAGCAGGCGCGTCCGAGCAGCCAATTTTGATTGGGCCGTCGAGACCGATTGGCTTTGCGAAGTAAACGTAGCGCGGCTTCTGCATCATGCTGCACTCGCCTGCGCTGACCGAGCTGCAATATTCGCAGCCATCATTTCGTCGGCAGTGGCGCCCGCCAGCGGAAGCACAATCGGCCAGTGTCGATCAGGAATGCCGATCTTGGGCCACTTATAGACGGCCTCAGTCGTGATCTTGCCTTTGGAGGCCTCCGCGATCGCGGAAGCGCCGCCAGCTTTTTCGATGATCTGTTGAACGGTTCGAGCCATGATCTGGAATAATATGGAATTTAATTCCAGATGCAAGCGTCTCGAATTCCATTCCGAAAAAAATTCCAGTGATTATGGTGGCGGGGTGAAGAACCCCAAGCCCAAAAAGCCCGAGCCCCCTATTTGGTCCGTCGCCTTTCGCGATCGGCTGGCCGAGTTGAATTGGTCGGTCCCGCGGCTGGCAAAGGAAATGGGCCACGAAAACGACGGGGCTTTTATCGATCGCCTCTACAAGGTCATACAGGGGCGCGTAGAGCAGCCCCGGGGAGGCTTGCTCCTTGACATCGGAGAAGCGCTAAAGATCGAGGAATTTGGGCATCAATACAGCTACAACAGACTGGGCCGCGTCGTGCGGGACCGCAATAAGGTCTCTCCGTACCGTCAGCCGCAGGAACCTCAGGAATTGAGTTCAGAGGATGTCGCTGCCACCCTCCCCGAACCAGACCGCCCCCGTACCGTCAAGTTGAAGGGATATGTTGGCGCCGGATCGGAGGCGCACTTTTACCGAATAGCCGATGAGGATTTCGAGGAAGTGCCAGCTCCCCCAAATGCCACCGACAAGACCGTTGCAGTGGAAATTCGGGGCAAGTCCTGGGGCCCGCTGATGGACACTTTCCGTGTTTACTACGACGATATCCACTCGCCGATCGATCCCAGCATGTTTGGCCGGCCCTGCATCGTCGGCCTGGCGGATGACCGGATCTTGCTGAAGGTGCCCTTCCAGCAAAAAAATGGCCTCTACCGGCTGGTTTCCAACTCGGACGAGCCTCCTATCGAGGACGCCATTATCGAGTGGGCAGCTCTCGTGAAAAGCTTTATGCCAAAGACCTAGGGAGAGTGCTGTGGGGGCTAAAAAGGCTTTGATTTGTGCGTTTTTTGCCGCCTTGTCTCCGCCAGCGGCGGCTCAGACCGCAACAGCAGGAAATACTATAGACTGCACCTTCTCCCCTAAGCACTCGATCCAAGTCAAAAGCGGGCAAGTCACGGAGACAAAAGATACCTCACGGGATCTGGTCATAACCTTCACCTCGTTTAATCCGGAGAAAAGCACCGCCAGTTTGGTTGGGAACGCTGGATCGGCAGACCTCTTTTTCACAGTCGATGGCGGCTACCTATTCTTGGCTCAGATGTGGGGCAGCGCCATCAAGACCTTCACCAGCATGCCGCTGCCGACAGAAGGATCCTCGGTGCCGGCGGTCCATTCCCGTCACGTTTGGTTTCCTGGCGCTTCTGCCGGAATCATTTCCCAGTGGAGCGGCCCATGCAGGCTCCGCTGACTGGGGCGGGAAGGTGAAGAGCTTTATGCCGAAGGCGTGAAACAGTTCGTGAAACTTTCGTAATCGAACTTTAAGACCCTCAAAGCGTACATATGTTGACACGTCGCCAACAGGCGTGGGATCAGTAAGGCGTAAACCCGACAGGGGTTTCAGAATCATGCAGAACCGAACCTTTAAAATCACAGTTTGCTTCGAGCCCAGACCTGATGGCGGGCTTCGCGCTTATAGCGACGATATCCCCGGCCTGATCCTGTCCAGCATGGACATAGATGGCGTCCTTGAGGATGTGACCGAGGCGCTTAGGGTTATTCTGTCGCACCGCTTCGCCGCCGACGTGGATGTTGAGCCGCTCGCGGATATCAGAGAAGCCCTTGAGTCCAACGGAATCGTTGCTCCTGCCGCGCCGGTTCACGGCAGACGGGAATACGTTGCTTTCCGGCATCAATAGCAACAGTGAGCATCAATCGCCTCCTGCCACGTTCTGATTGGGAGGCGAAGCTTCGCCGATGGGGCTGCAAGCCCTTGGAGGGCAAAGGTCCGCTAAACACCGCCGAATGGTGGATAGGGCGTTACGGACCCTTCACTGTACCCACGGAAGGGGATGATCAGTGTGAGTTCTGGGCCTTGCAGCGCATATGCAAGGCTAATGGCATCCCCCCTCACAAAGCAGAAGAATAGAACCCCGCTCCGGCGGGGTTTTTTATTGCCCGGATCCGGCCGTTAGCAGGTGCCTGCAAAAAAACTGGAATTATTTTCCAGTTTAGTGTTGACACGTTTCCAGTCTGGAATTATTTTCCAGATACACGGTCGCTGAACAAACGAGACCGGACGGAGACGACGAGATGACAAACCAAGAAGCACGCGAAGTCTTCAACCAGGCGATCGCCGCCACGGCAGATGCTGACAAGATCGCTCGCATCGAGCTGGTGCGCGAGTTCTTCACCAACCCTGCTTTTCGCAAGTCGCTCGAAGATCACGTCTGGGACCTCACCCAGTGAGGTACGAGCCAAAAGCTCTCCCGGATATGCCGGGGGAGCTTGGGCGGGTCCTTCGTTGCGTGACCATGGCAATGGGCTGCATCAGCCCGCTCAGCGAGAATCCGGACGAACGGCTTGCATGGTACCGCCTAAGCGACGCTCTTGAAGGAAGAGAGCCTCGCCCCTGCATCGAACAAATCAATGAAGCGCGAGGTGAGCAATGAACGTCCACACCGGCCTTGCCCGAACTGCCCGCAAGGCTCCTGTCAGCTCGCATGAGCGGACGCTGACCTACACCTTCGAAGAACTGCCGACGATCATCAGCGATGACGGGTTTGAGCTTGCTCCTGTCAGTGGCTCTGCAGAGATCACCTACCGCGGCTATTACGATTTCGAGGTTGACGCGATCTATCTCGACGGCTCGCGAAACAAGACACCGGCTGAGCTGATTGCCGAGCCGAACGGCCGCTTCATCTTCCAGCAGATCAAGCTCGATCAGCGTGAGCACCAGACGCTCTGGTGCGCGATCTCCGATCAACTGACGGATGGGTCGTTCCGGTGGAAGGTTGAGAGCGCCATTCAAGAAGCGTTGGATTGGGAGGAGTGACATGACGCAGCACACTCCGGGGCCTTGGAAGTTTGGCGACACTTCACCCGAGATCCGAATGATCTTGGGTGGTGAGGACGAGCGATACGTTGCCACCATCCAAATAGCGCAAAAGCCTCGCCACATGGGCTTGCTTTATGAGGCGGAGCGTGAAGCTAACGCGACGCTGCTCTTAGCAACGTTAGACATGTACGAGGCGCTGAAAGACGCCGAAGCCGCAATCGTGCATCTGAACGGCGAGATCGCCTGTGAAGAAACGTTGCACGCAATCCGGTCCGCCCTCGCAAAAGCGGAGGGCAAATGACCGCTCTCCCCTACGCACTCTACATCATCGTTATCGCGTTCCACGTCTCTCGCCTTGTGGCGATTGTGCGAAGGCGGACCAACCGGCTTCGCCTACTCAGTGAACCCCGTAGAAACAGCCGACTGGTGATCCATGACTGAGCAAGTGATGAAGTGGCAGTCGATAGAGACCGCGCCGAAGGATGGGACGATAGTGCTTGTCTGCGGGGTCGGCTGCGACGGCTATTTCGTCGCTGACGTTAAGTGGCATGGCGACCATTGTTTGATGTTCGACCCATGCACTGACGGCTATTCGATTGAAACCGACTTGCCGACGCACTGGATGCCGCTTCCCCCACCGCCGTCCGATCACCAGTCGGATGGTGCGTCATCGGAAGCAGTTAGCGCAGCGGATGGTCAATAACATGCACGCACGTCTCTCACAGATCATCGGACCTGATGATGTCGGCGCTGTCCTCTGCCTCTTAGTCAATTCTGTATTGGTGGCAATGACAGTCTTTAACTGGGTTTGGTTTTTGACACTTTAGACAACCCGCTGCGCTGATCACCATTTGCGCAGATGCGTCTCGCAGGTGAACTAACACTGAGTTGTGGAGAGAAAATTGGCTTGCACAAGAAAAGAGGTCGCCAACGCGATCCTCGCAATCACCTACACCGAGATGATGGAGATGGCTGACGAGATGGCCAGCTCATCAAGATTGTCAGCAGAGGACAATCAACCATTTGACCCGTGCGATCGGGATCAGGTCGCAGACAGACTACGATGGTGGGCAGAAAATTATATCGAGGATTCGAAGGACAAAAAATGACTGACGAGACCGTGAAGATTGAGAAGAACATCCCCATGCCGAGGCGGGGTCGCGAACTTCCTTTTGAGGAAATGGAGATCGGGGATTCGTTCCAAATTCCGGATGGGCTTAAGCCCGAGTATGCGCGAACCATGGTTACTCAAGCGCAGAAACGCCTATCAAGAAAGTTCTCTCTGCGTCGGTTTGGTGATCGGTACCGTTGCTGGCGAACAGCATAGCCGGTCTCGGATCACCAGTCATGACAGCGAGGCAAACTCAAATGATCAGCGCAGCGGTTGGTCCCAAACCTAAAGGCCCCACAGCCAAGGCCCACAGGATAACGGCACTCAAGAAGTGCATCCAGATCATCCAGGAATGCGGGAAGCCAAAGAGACGCCCCATCAAGAAGACGCACAGAGCGTTGCTGGAGAGCTTGAAGAAGGAAGGGATCATTTGAATGAGCCCGAAAGCCGCCCAGACAGTGGAAGAGATTGTTCGGACAATAGAGGTCGATAACAGACGGCATAGGCTGGAGAACTTCTATCTCCCCAACATCGTCACCCGATACGACGCCACCGTAAACGATGGCCTTCCATGGGAAGCGTTCCCTGAGAACTGGGAGCCGTTCGATCCCATCGGATTTGGCGAGACCGAGGAAGAAGCAATCTGGGACCTGCAGAGACAGACGGAGGACGACTACGATGCTGCAGAGTGAATCAATCAAAGAGCTGACCGGGGCGCTTGTGAAGGCGCAGGCCGCAATGAAATCCGCTCACTTCAACAAGCAGAACCCGCACTTCAAGTCGAAGTATGCCGACATGAATGCCGTTCTGGAGGCTGTTCGCAAGCCGCTTCTGGATAATGGACTGGCGGTGACGCAGACGACCGAGATCCGCAATGGGGTGTTTTGCCTCGTTACCCGGCTGGCCCACGCTTCTGGCGAATGGATCGCTGGTGAATACCCCCTCCCCCAGAACGGGCGCCCACATGAGATCGGGAGCGCGATCACGTACGCCAAGCGCTATTCCATCTCTGCCATTGCCGGCATCTCAGCAGACGAGGACGATGACGGCAATGCGGCGCAGGATGCCAAGCCGACAGTAACCGAGATCAAGCGCCCCAATCCTCACGCCACGCAGCCGCGTGATGTCAACGAATTTGAGGTGCGGACAGACGAAAACGGCGAGCAGATTGATTGCATCCCGGTTTGGAAGCACCGGGACGTGCACAAGCTGAAGGTCGTGGATGCCCGTCCGGTCGCGGAAACGCTGCTTAAGGCCATGCGCATGTCCGAGACCGTCGCCGACCTGATCCAATTCGCGAACAGCAATGCCCGGGAGTTCGCCAAGCTGCCGGAGAAGTGGATCGATATGTACCAGGGCGAATATCAGTCGCTGCTGGATGAACTTCGCGCAAACAAGAAAGCAGCATAATGGCCGGTTCAATCAACAAAGTTATCCTTGTCGGCGCGCTTGGGCGCGATCCAGAAATCAGGCGCACCCAAGACGGTCGCCCAATCGCAAACTTGTCAGTCGCAACCTCAGAGGCGTGGCGGGACAAGTCTACTGGCGAACGCAAAGAAAAGACTGAATGGCACCGGGTTGTCGTGTTTCAGGAGGGGCTCTGCAAGGTCATCGAGCAGTACCTGAAGAAGGGCAGCAAGGTTTACATTGAGGGTGCCTTGCAGACACGGAAGTGGACCGACAAGGACGGCGTTGAAAAGTATTCGACTGAGGTCGTCCTGCAGGGGTTCAACTCAACCATCGCCATGCTTGATGGGCGCGGAGAAGGCGATAAGCCCGAGCCGGGCGGCGCTGGACACCGCCCATCCATGGCCGGCTCTGACATGAACGACGAAATTCCTTTTTAGGTGACACATGGACGCCGAACACTGCGAAGCGAAGAAACACGCCTATCGGCAGACGCAGGATGGTGTTGTTGTGTCCTTTGTCCTGCACCCTAATGAGGTCCCGGAGGGGCTGGCCACCGCAGCCCTTGGCACTCGGTACATGCTGGCTGTCGTTGAGATCGGAGACGATGAACAGCCAAAGAAGCCTAACCGCTACGTGCAGCAGGCGGGCATCTTGTCTGGGGATGAGGCGTTTAGAACCTTCGCTATCCAGACATGCCCGAATATCTGGGCTGAATCTGACTCCGACCCCGCTGAATTTATCCGGCAATACTGCGAAGTGAAGTCGCGTGCAGATCTCGCGCATGACAAGCATGGTCAGAAAGAGTTTGAGAAAATGACCGCTCGCTTTGAGTCATGGAGGCGCGGATTATGATCAAACGCCCTCGCCGCCATGACGACCGTCATTTGGATTTCGTCCGCGCCCTTCCCTGCGTGGTTTGCGGCAACGACATTGAAACAGAGGCTGCGCACATTCGTTACGGAGACCGGAGAGCCGCAAAAGGCAATCCAGGTATGGGCGCCAAGCCGGATGACTCATGGACCGTTCCGTTATGCGGACGGCACCACAGAGAGCAGCATGCGATGAATGAGAAGCTGTTCTGGGAAGAACACGAGATCGACCCGCTGTTTGTGGCACTGGCGCTGTCCAATGTCACGGGGGACACGGAGTCCGGGCTGATGATCGTGAGCAATGCGCGGGTGAAGGCATGACCGGCTTCTATAACATGGACCAGGCCGCAGAGCAGCTTCACAAAAGCCGCCGCTGGCTTCAGGATTGGCTCAGGGACCACCCCGCCGATGCGTTCGGCATCCCGTTTTACAGTCCACTCGGACGCACCAAGACATTTGATGACAAGGATCTGGAGCGCATTCGGGCCACCGCCAAAGAGGAAGAACGATGCCGCTTAAACTCATCCCGCCGTCCCCGAAGCGGAGAACGCCGAATTATTCGGTCCGCGGGACCCACCTCGGATGCTATATTGACCGAAGCCTTGGCACGAGCGAAAAAAATCTCGCCAAGAAGCTCCTCCGCGAGCTTGAGAAAGACATCGAACGTGGTGCCGTTACCGGCAAGGGCGCGGTAGGCTTCGCATCTGCGGCCAACGCCTACATGAAGGCTGGCGGCGAGAACAAATACCTCAGCCCGCTCATTGCTCACTTCAAGCACACGCCGCTCATTGATATCGAGCAGACGGCCATCGACAATGCGGCGGCTGAGATCTACCCGAACGCATCGCCGGCCACGCTAAACAGGCAGGTTTATACGCCGATATCGGCAGTTCTAAAGCGGGCTGGCATTGAACGAAAGATCAAGCGTCCGATCGGCTGGCGGGGCAACCGAATGACCCATTGGCTAACCGCCGAGCAAGCCTTCTCAATCTTCGACGCGGTTGCGAAGATCAAAGCCACTGAGAGAACGAAGTTGTACTTCCGGGCCTTGCTGATCCTCTACTGCTACACCGGCATGAGGCTTAGCGATGCTTTGGGAATGAAGGCTGGCAATGTCGATTTAGAGGCCAAGACCGCCCTGCTCTACACCACTAAGAACGGCAAGCCTCGGTTGGTGTACCTGCCCGACGTGGTTGTTGACGCGCTCAGGACGCTCCCGATGGGGGAGCCAGACAGCCGCGTATTCCCGTTCCACAAGAGCAGCCGGCTTTACACTTGGCTGAAGTTGACCTGCGAGTCCGCCGGCGTCGTTCTGCCCCCGAGAGTTTCGTTCCATGTCTTCTGCCACACCTGGGCGACGTGGATGCGACAGCACGGCGGCTTGGACACCTACGACCTCATCAAGACCGACCGCTGGGCCGACGCCGAATCAGCCAACCGATATTCACATGTTGTTGTGAATGACATCGCCAAGCGCGCCGAACTGCTCCCGGTCGGCCCTAAAAAGAAGGATAATGCAGCATGAACGCAGCGAGAACATTGTCCACGGATAGTCCACGGATCGAAGCGTCTGGTTTGCGCTATGTTCTGCTTGTAGCTGCCGAGCGGCCAGCAGCCATGCCCATTAACTCCTTTGAAAACAAAGGAGAAAATGGTGGGCGCGACAGGGATCGAACCTGTGACCCCTCCCGTGTGAAGGGAGTGCTCTCCCGCTGAGCTACGCGCCCGCCCTAAGCCGCCGCTTGTAGTGGGCGACGCCAAAGTGTCAAGCGCCCTCGCCGCCTACCAGCTGCGGCCGGTCTGATACCGCACATAGCCGCCGACCTTGACGCAGCTGCCGGTACCCTCAAGCTGGCGAAAGCCCGCGCCGTATTCAGAGCAGGCTTTGGTCTTCGCCTTCGCCTCCGATTTCGGGGCCGCCTTGGTGGCAACTCTCGCCTTCGGGCTCATGATGGTCTCGCCACCCAGCGCGCTGCGGCCTTCCGCGGCAGCGGATGTCGCCGGCAGCGACAGAGCCAGCCAGGACAGGCTCATCACAACAAGGGCGGTTCTGGTCAT